AAGCGCTATACATACTAATGTGTGGTACAGGGTATGGCTTCTCTGTTGAATCTAAACATATAGAAAAGCTCCCAGTGGTAGGCACCTTCCGCGACGGTGCATATACAAAACAACATACAATTAAGGACTCTCGCGGCGGATGGACTAAATCCGTTAAACTTCTCGTCGACTCCCTCTATCAAGGACACGACGTCGAAATGGACTATACAAATATAAGACCTAAAGGATCTCGTCTCTATACAATGGGTGGTAGGTCCTCTGGACCCGAACCCCTCGTACAGCTTCATGCATTCATGCGTGAGATATTCCAAAATGCGCAGGGGCGTAAACTGACCTCTCTGGAGTGTCATGACATACTGAACCAGATAGCAGAGATTGTTGTTGTGGGAGGTGTACGGAGATCGAGTCAAATTAGTTTATCTGACTTATCTGACAAAGAAATGGCTAGTGCTAAGGTGTGGCCCTTCCCACTGAGACGTGCAATGGCTAATAACAGTGCTGTGTATCTAGAGAAGCCCAGTGCTACTGACTTCCTCAAGGAGTGGAGTACATTAGCATCCTCTGGGACGGGGGAACGGGGTATATTTAATGTTCAATCTGTTAGGACAAGATCTCCAAAACGCAGACAAGGCTACTTGATCGCAGGGACTAACCCGTGTGCAGAAATAAGCTTACGCCACCAGGAGTTCTGTAATCTGTCCGAGGTCGTGGTACGAGCCGAGGATGACCTGGATACCCTGTTTAAAAAGGTAGAGACCGCCGTATGGATAGGTGTGATACAGTCCTGTTTCACCGATTTCCCGTATTTGAACGATAAGTGGAAAGAGAACTGTGAGGAGGAACGACTTCTTGGAGTCTCGTTGACAGGCATCATGGATAACAAAACACTATTAAGCGCCGACGCGCTGCGCGCAATGAAAAGGAAAGCAATTAAAATAGCCAAACATGCGTCTGAACTATTGGGCGTAAGTATGCCTGCTGCTATAACTTGTGTAAAACCCTCCGGAACCGTATCCCAATTAGTCGACTCTTCTTCTGGTATTCACACGAGGTATGCAAGCTACTATAGACGCAGATATCGCATATCTGCTACTGACCCATTATTCAGGATGCTACAGGATCAAAAGGTCCCCATGTCTCCTGAGACCGGTCAAAGGAAAGAAGACTGGGCGAAAGCTGAGGGTGGTGATGCAGAAGCATGCGCTATATATAAGGAAGGGAAAAGCTGGTCTGCAGACGATGTTATCACCTGGGTTGTATCCTTCCCTGTAAAATCTCCTGATGGTTCTGTCCTACGAGGAGACATGACTGCCATGGAGCAGCTGGAGCAATACAAGAAGATACAAGAGAACTGGTGTGAGCATAATGCGTCTTGCACTGTTTATGTAAAAGATAATGAGTGGTTCGAAGTAGGCAATTGGGTATATAAAAACTGGGACATAATAAATGGTGTATCATTCTTACCATATGATGGTGGCAGGTATGAACAGGCGCCATACGAAGAATGCACTGAAGAAGAGTATAATAAAATGCTTGCAAACTTGCCAGAGATAGATTATCGTTATCTCAGTATGTACGAAACTGAAGATACTACCGAGGGCGCCAAGACATGGGCATGCACCGGAGACCGGTGCGAGCTAACATAGCATGTCACATATCCTCACTTTTGGAGCCCCATTGTGTAATAGCAGTGGGGCTCTATTTTTTAACGGAGTAGATTAGTGTCTAATAGTGTAGAATATATACCTAAAAGATTTGCAAAGTTGGTGGACGGCAAAGATGAAGCAATGCAATACATCTATAGTAATCAACCTGAGTTAACCAAAACATATTTAGGTGTAGCCGCAGCTAGGGGTAAGAATTGCATGCACGCTAGAACCTGCCTCAGGTTGATTTTTGGCAACGAGATGAGAGTGAACAAAGATGAATTCAAACGAGCTCTTCGGTCCTGGGGTTACTGTTCCTGAAAACGCCGAGAACTTACCTGAAGTAGTAATAAATGATAATAGTCTGACTGGCAAGGAAGAAACTGCTCTCACAGAAGTCCAAAGAGGAAATCTTGCCAGATATACAGAATCTATTAAGTTTGGCTTTGCTCCCATGGCAGGCCCCATGGTATGTAGAGATGAGCAGTGCCCATACTTTGAGAAATGCCCTCTGGTACGCAATAAGATAGATCGTCCATTTGGAGGTGATTGTCCTGTAGAGTCCTACCAGATAAGACAGTGGACAGATCAGTTCAGCGAGGCGGCAGGCATAAGTCCAGAAGATCCTTCTTCCGCATATGACAGGATGCTAGTAGACCAGATAGTATTCCAGATGACGTTAGAGGCAAGAGCCGCCATGCAACTTGCCATGGACCCAAAGATAGAACGAAGAGTTATAAGCGGGTATAGTCCAGCAGGCCAGCCTTTCTATAGCAATGAGAGTTCTAAGGCCGCCGAATTCTACGAAAAACTGGTTAAAACAAAACTAAGGCTTATGCGTGAGCTCCTCACTACAAGGAAGTCCAAAGCAGATGCAGCTTCCAAAGGATATGCTGATCCTTCAAAAGTCGCAGCTAACCTCATGGAAAAGGCCAAGAAGATACGGATGGCTTCTCAAGATTCTGACGGCAATATTACAGCTACAGAGATTGAGATGGATAACGATTCTAAGACCATTGCGCCAGAAGTGTTTGGTGAATAATGGATATTGAAGGTCTAAGGCCTATATCCCACGAACTTCGTGCAAGAAAAAATGCCGGCGAGATAACTAAAGCAGAGATGCTGCGCCTTGCAGATGAAGCGGCGGGAATAAAACCTAAGGCAGCAGTGGAGAAAGTTATAGCCGAGCGAGCTCGAGTAAAACAGGAGCCGGCGAAACAAGCTGCAGCAAGACGAATCGGCGCCGTAGACTATAGTTTTGCTGATGCACTTCATAAACAAGCCGCAGGAAAAGTGGGACAATCTCACGACAAGATTCCTAACTATACCAATTGGTACTTTCCTACTCCCGCTGAGCAAGAAGCAGATGCAGCGAGACACGCTGCAATAAACCAAAAAAAAGGACTAGCCTCCTACGCCGCTAGATGGGGATATGATCCTGATGGCGATGAGATGAAAGGGTGGAAGCGGCATCTAGCGAGATCAACAGAGAGAACATGGGAAGAGGGTGACTATTGGTACAAATCAGACAAGCATGAGATTAAAGCGTATCGAGTTCATGACCGTATGGAAAGAGCGAGAACTCAGGGTAGGACTAGAAAGGGGGGGCATTCCATAGCCCCTTTCACGAGCGTTTCAGCCGACACTCCAGCTGGCTGGGACAGAACCCAAGATAAATATGGGGGTTATCCGGAGGGAAAGTACCACCCTGCAACGCCTGGTGCTAACGAACGTCTTTATGCTCCAGCTCCTCATCGTGGAACTATATTGGTAGATATCGATAGTACGTTGCTAGGCAGTATTGGAGATGATCTCTGGGATAAACTTGCTAAAGATAAGAATCTAACTCCTAATGAGCGGATAACTAAGTATCTCGCTAAAATGACATCTGATCCTAAGTATAGTCAAATGGATCTTAACGTACCTTTATATAACAAGCTGAGAGAATTAAAGGAAGCGGGGTATGATCTAAAATTATGGACCGATAGACCAACTGCACTTGGGGAAATGACTGAAGCAAATCTTACTTGGGCGGCTGATAGCCTCGCTGATGCGCGACCAATCCCTGGAGACACAGGAGGCAGCTATGCCCGAACGCTCAATAGGAGTCGCCTCAGCGTTGAGCGTCTTGGTATGGAATCAGAGTCGAGTCGGGTATTTTCAGATCTCATAATGGGTGGTAAAGGCGGCGAAAAATTAGACAGAGTGCCTGGCGGTGTCGTAGCAATCATTGACAACGTGACTAATAATCTCAGTCCAATTAGTGCAGAAGAGTCAATAGATATAAATCTTACTGGACGTGAAAAGCCCGGATCAGTTGCCCGTGTAATGAAGTCCGATAGTATCCTTACGGAGATTCTTGAGAGAGGAGGAGCCAAACGAATTATTCGAGGTAAAGATAGTCGTCCCACCACAGCGAGACAAGCCGCAGCGAGACAGGCTGCAGCGAAAGAGATGACGTTTGAGGAGAGGCAGTCACAGCAGCTAAAAGCACGACAAGATGCAACTGCAGCCCGAGCAGCAGAGCACCAAAGACGACTATCTTTATCCCCAGAAGAAGCGGCACGAGAACAGCTGCTACCACATTCGGATGCAGCCCTAGAACATCTAGCCGAGAGAAAAAAGACGGAGAAGTGGCAGAAGCAGGTGCGGCTTGAACTTGAGGGAAAAAGCAAACCAAAATTGACTCTCTTCAAGGGCGGGGAGAATTACGAGAAGACTACCTCCGCAAAAGATAAGAAAGCCGGTAAGAAACGGTTTCTAGCCGAGATGAAACGTGAAGCTAATATAGCTCCAGAAGAACTAATGTTTGAGCGGGCTGAAACTGCACGAGAGTCTAAAAGATACGAGGAATTAATAGAACGGGCGAATAAACTGAAAGCCGAGCAAGATCTCCTGACTCCAGAGGAGAAGGCAGCACAGAGGGCAAGCGAACGCGATCTTGTGGCCGAACATCGCGAAAGGGTTAAGCGTGGCGAGGCTCTTCCGGAAATAGAGCAGCTGCGGCAACATAAGAAAAGACGACGAGAAGCCCAACAAGCCGCAGCCCAACAAGCCGCAGGAGAGCAAGTCGCAGTGCAAAAAGCTGCAGCCGAGAAAGAGCTAGCCAAGAAAGCCGCAGCAAGCGCAAAGCGAACAGCAACAACAGCTACGGCAGCTACAGCGCGACAGGCTGGCTCAGTGGGAGCCTCATCAAGTTCCCCAGCCAGTGTGCAACAGGCTAGCTCAACAAGAACTTCATCTTCCCCAGCCTCACCGAGCTCACCAAGAGTAGTAGACAATCGAACTCCAGTAGCTGAACTTCCTATAGTAGATAGACAAAAAGCCTTACGGCAAAGACTCAACAGTCTCGGTCGTGGATCCTCATCAAATCCGCTTAGATTTCTCTTTGATACTGAAGCAACAGATGTAGGATTCGCGCATAGAGAGAGGATCATAAACAAGGGCAAACTTGTAAAATATACTGGAAGAGATGGAGATCTGGGTACTAGGAGTGGGAATAAATCTATCATTCCTGGGCAAACACAGTCTCAGAGAGCAGTAGGAACTCAGATGCTACAGTTCTACGGAGGAACTGCTGATGAGATAGCAAACCAGACAGACACTATTTTTCAGAGACATATGGAGTTAGACATCCCTGACGCGATAAAAAGGGATCTAGGCAAGAGTCTTAGTTTTGATCTTCACGGCCGTGACGGCGAGGTTAAAAATACCTTTAACGCAGAACAAATACATCGAATCATGACTGACTCCAGTGACAGTCTTAGTGCTGACGATCTAGCAGCCAGAAAGGCGATGGGAGACCCAGGGGGACCTCAAGGAAAATTTCATATAACAGACCCAAAAGTATTAAAGAATATTACAGCAAGCAGATTGACAAATCCCACGGCCGGAATGGCCGGCGTTGGAGTTAATCTTGTAAACCATACTCTCAATCAAGTCGTAGGTAGAAGCGTATTTGAATCGAAGTATGGTCGTCCGGATACAGCTAGCTCTCAAAAGTTTGTCCAAGACTTTTTGAATAGAATGGTAAAGCTCCAGAAAGATGCTCCGGAAGGCGTCAGGCCACAAATAGAAGCATGGAATATTAACTATGACTTGATAAAAGCAGCAGAGCAAGTCGACATGTATGGGAAAGATTTAAAAATTGGGTTCCAGAATAAAATGCAATCTGCTAAATATGTATTTAAGACCCTATTCATTGGAACCGATGCACATAGCGCCGACTATCTAATAAAAGCAGTTGACGCAGCGGACAAAATAAAGGAAATAAGTTTTTGGAGATTAATAAACGATAATCAATATAATGTCCATAGTATAAATCACGAAGAGGTTGCAGCTGCGTTAGAAAACGGCCAAACAAAAGCACAGATACAGGACGCCGGAATAGAAGAGTTAAGGACTTCTAAAACTGGAGTTAAGACTAAATATATAAATCGCAATACTGCGCTAAGAAAATTAGCTGATGATGTTGGAGGACAGAAGAACAGAGCGGCGCTAGCGGATGAATTTTATAATCGAATTTACGAAGGCGAAACTTATAGTCGTAATGATATTAAATCACACAAGAAAGGGAGAATAGGGCAGATAGTCGACGATGCAGTATCTATGACCCTAAAAATTAGGGAATCCTCTATCTCTCGAGACGGCAATATGATCGAAGCGTTGAGAAGGGGATCGAATTTATTGGCTAGTCAAGATGGTGGTGTGGACATCGCCAATAGAATATGGAGACCTACAGCAAAAACTTCCGGAATAATGGGTTTCGGGGTGGGTAAAGACGCCGAGTTCGCAGAAGGAACCGCCAAACAAATGATGTACGTGCTTGATAATTCTACGGGATTTGATGGCGTTGGTGGATTCTCTCAAGGTGGATCGGGTAGAACAGTGGCGACCGGAAAGGGTGGAGCTATAGGGTCTCTGATATACGCTAAAGAGACATACATGGAGACACATTCCGATAGCCAGCTATCTAATCATATGCGTGGATTATTCGAGAAGATAGATAAGGCAAGCAGGATAGGAGGGGCTGCCCACGATGCGAGTATAGATACTCGTCAAATGCACGCTATGATCAGCAGTGGAGGTATACTCGACGATATGGGGACACACGGGGCAACTACTGATATGATCGAGTTTAACGGGATACTTACCGATGCTCGAGCTGCAGCAAGCTTTGAGGCAGGTGTAGATAGGTGGATGGTCAATGCCGACTTTGCTCCGCAAGGAAGCGGCGCTTCAGGAACAAGTAGCAATATACTCCAGGAAGTTATTCCGGAGCCGCAAACAGCTGCTAATGCTGGCGACTTCTCAGGCAGAGGGCCACTGAATAGCGTAGAGCCTTTGGCGGGCAGACCTCGTGGATTAAAGGGAAGAGGAGGTGTTCTTGCCGGCGGCATATTGACGCTTGCAGGCTTAGCTCTTGTCGGCAATAGGAATGGTGGAATAAAACAGCCTGGGTCACAGTATAACTCGATTGAAGGAATGTCTCCTTCAGGAGATCCGCTTATCCATTCCTTTGGTTCAGGTAATGATAGCTTTGCTTCTCAGGCTATAACTAATTTAAAATACGGGACCGGATATGGTAGCAACACTCTTAGATCGTCCATGCTGGGTTATCGTGGAGACCGACTCAGGGACATTCTGTTAGGTAGATCTTCTTTTGACGATTATACAAATTCTTCTGAGAAGGGCACCCTTGTACATAGTATCATAGAGGCAGAGTATTTAAAAAGAGACATAGCCCAGTCTAGCGAGCATGTTGTACATAGCCCCGAGCTAGACGTAATGGGTCACATCGACTTGGTCTTGAACTCAGGAGTCCCTCTAGAGATAAAGTCTGTTGAAGATTTTGAAGCATTGGAAAACCTTAAGTCCCCCAAAGATGCGCACGTCTCACAGGCTAATTTCTATGCATATGCCCTGAAGCAGCCATACGCATTAATTGGGTATGCTGCGAGAAATGATCCTAAAGGTAAAATAAAATATTTTAAAGTAAATACTGATATAAAGCGTGTGAGAGATGATGTTGAAGCCGTAAGAAGAATGATGGCAGACTTACGACGTCAAGGTTATAACACACAAAACTATTCTGCATATCAAGCAATGAAGGACGCGCGCTCTAGATTCACCCAAAATAAATATCAGCAGAATGCTGCAGGCGCAGGTGCAGGGTTACCATCGGGGATGATCCCAGCGCCAGAAGACTATGGAGGGCATTCCGCTATAAAAGGACTAGGCGATTATGGTAAATGGATGAAGAAGCTAGGATGGAGGCAAGAGAACAAGACACATCTCACTAATACACAGCAGTTTAAAAGCAAATCTAGGATAAGAGATCAGGGGAAACACGCAGCGTTGCATAGCAATGATGCGTTAAAATATAACGCACGTATCAGTCACCCTAATGGGTCTAGGCAAATAGCATAGGAGGATAAAATGGGACTACCAGGGTTGATCCAAAAATATGGCGGCCAAAAAATGGGGAGCTTCTTAACGAATATAGCCGATGACATTAACCCGATTCGATTACATGCGGGAAACATGGCTCAAAAGGATCCAGATTTATATGGTCAGGCGAGAGGTGTAAAAGATCTAGTCAAACAAGGAATGAATCCTGACTCACCCAATGCGATGACCTTGTCTCAATACTTCAAAGGGAAGAAGATAGGTGCTAGGCTTTCAGAAGATCCAAAAACTCCGACAAGTTTTAGCGGATTCGTCGATGAAGAAGCTGATGCGATCAGAGCATCAACAAGAACAGTCGCAGCTGGAACAATCGCTGCATTCGGATTAGCACCTATGGTTCTAGGTGAAGATAATTTTGTTAGTAGAACTATAGGAGCAGGGGCTACTGCTGGTATGCATATGGGTATAACAGCAGCAGCACTAAGATCTGGTAAAGGCAGTAATGCAGCAATGTTTGGTGTAGGCTACGGTGGATTAGCTGCAGTAAACGCGATAAGGTCCGGCGATAATTTCGGCCCATTCTAGATAGGAAAATATTATGGGATTAGCAAGGGGTTTTGCTCTATTTGCTAGAAAAGAACTACGGCTGGGGCATAGACTCGCGGCCGCAAGGACCGCGTCAGCTCGTAGAGCACATATGGGGAATGTAGCCGATAGAGGCCGTTCTAACCTGAATGCTGAAAACGCAGCTTTAGGACCACTGTCATCGAGAAGAGGTAGGCGTGGAGTTCGAGGCGCGATAGATAGAGCACGGAGCTCTCAGACTCGCGGCCAGAGCGCGATAAATACTGCACATGATGATATAACAGCAGGGGTAGGTGGATTCGATAAAGGTACAAAGGCTGGAATGACCATGGGTCATCAGTTGACTAAGCTTGCTGCCATAGGTATTGGCGCGACTGCTGCTAATAAAAGTATATCATCATGGCAGGATGCATTTGGTGATAAGCAATCTGGCTTCACTAATTTTATGGCAGGCTTAACTAAATTTGGTATAACTGCTGCTGCGGGTGTCACAGGGGTAACTGCTATTGGTAGAACTGCGATATTAGCAAGCGGAAGATTCAGTAGTAAGACTGGTGGAGCCGCTGCAGTAAGTCGAATTAGAGATAGTATGAAAGGTACAGCCTCGTCAGCGGACGATATAGCTCTACTTGGCTCTGCATCTGGTGCTATGGGAAGAGTAGGAAGGGTTAGGGCTGGATGGAATAGAACACCTGAAGCTAATCTAGTTAGTCGAATGGGGAGGGGCCAAAGTTCTGCTCAATTTGCAGGAACGGGTAATTTACAGCAAAGAGTTCAATCTCATAATAGACTCCTAAGGTCAGCCAGGCCTCTAAGCCGCCGAGCCAAAGAGCTAGTCAGGCACGAGACAAGGATAGGCAATAGGGCTGCAAGGGCTGAAACTAGATTAGCGAAGAATGAAGAAAAGATAAGGATGTCGCACTCAATGAAGACTGCCAAGAACTTTGGCGCCTTTAAAAGTATACTCAAGCCAGTGGGGAAATTTCCATTCATGGCAGCGGGTGCTATGGTCGGACGTGGGTCTGTCTGGGGAAAAATAGATCCTACGATGACATATATGGGTGGAGCTATGGCTGCAGGAACATTAAGTGGTTTAGGTGTTGGAGCGGCCGTAGGTATAGGATCTATCAAAAGAGGAAATCTAAGAAGGACGCAAGAGGCGAGACCTCGGCCTCAAGAGAGAAGCTTCAGCAATATAAATTACAATGCAACACTCCATGCGCATAGAATGAATATGTAATATGCAATATAACCGACCAATAGATTCTCATGGATTCCAATTCATATCAACTGCATCTGACCATGAAAATATTGGTATAGGTAATTTAGTTGCCGACGTAACCCTGGCAATAACCATGGAGAGTCTTGGCGCCGGGCTCATAGGTAGACAAGGTATGGGCTCAGGGGGTAGGCCTCTGATGGGCATGATTCCTGGGATCTCGCCAGCAGGCTTTGAGAAGGGCGCCGGAAAATCTCTTCTAGAGTCAATAACCCAAAGGGCAGGAGATTGGAGGAGTACATCGACTCCTGGGTATGCGCCTTGGGGGGGTTCTGGATTTAATGCAGGGCTGATGCAGACCCATACTAATGTACAGCGTGTTTCATTAATACCAGGAGTCAGCCTCACTGGGAAGGGTGGTGAAAAGGCCTTACTTAACGCGTATAACGCAACTGCTGGTAGTCATAGGGGCCTTTGGGATACAATTGCCAGACCTAGAGATATAGCCAAAATGGGCTTTGGCTTGGGTCTTAAATCCTTATCCTCTGCATGGTTAATAAATGATCTATTCGGTTTAGGTTTTTCTGCTGCAAGTGGAGCGATACAAGGAATGTCTACATACTCTTATGACAGAAGGAACCAGGAGACGCCCGCGGAACATGACCTTGGTGACGGCTTCGCTCAGACAAGAGCGAGCTTCACACAAAGGCAAACTGCCATGGCCGCTATCCATAACTCACAAATGAACACCAGAGCAGCAATGGGTAACGAAGCGACGTTCATGCATGCCTGATAAAAAGAAGAATGAGATTAGGATTGAGGGCGAAAAGCCCATTAAAATAGGCATTGATTTTGGTGAAAAATATAGGCCAATGGATGACTATAAGGGATCCGACTATAAGCCTATGCTTGGTCGAGATTGTCATTTCTGCAGAAAGTGTATAGACTACTATCAAGATATGCATAGCAAGGGCTTTACTTCCGAACCATTTATACCTGCCTGTGACGGCGATTACCGACAGCTAGCTAAGAAGATGAAAAATCAAGGCTTATCTGACGAAGAGTTCGAGAACTATAAAATGCTACAAGATCCAGTTGCTTGGGCTAAGTTTGAATTTGACTGGGAGGCTAGATGGTATCAGAAAGAGGTCATGCGATGTTCATCTCAGTTTAAAGCCATTCGCGCAGGACGTCGTGTCGGCAAAACTGAAGCGATGAGTGTTCTTGCTCTTTGGAAATTGTTTACTAACGGCGGCCTTACTGATAGGCAGTTTGAAATACTTGTGCTTGCGCCATATCAGCCCCAAGTTGCAAAGATATTTGATACTATGCGTGATTTTATAGGCAGATCCTCTACACTAAATATGCCAGGCATGATTAAGAGGAATGTCCTCAACCCACAAATGATTGAATTCAGCTCAGGTGGAGTTATTCGAGGCTGGTCTTCTGGTGCACATTCGGGCGCAAAATCCGATAAGGTTCGTGGTCAGGACGCAGATTTTATTATCATGGACGAAGTTGATTATATCAATGACAGCGACATCGAAGTGATCATGGCGATAATGGCTTCTCACCCGACTTGCGAACTCATCGTCTCATCTACGCCTACTGGAATACGTAAAAAACTATATAACTGGTGTTGTGACAAGAGTCAAGGCTTTAAGGAGTTCTGGTTTATATCTGCGGAATCTCCTAGTTGGACTCCAAAAGTAGATCATATGTTTAAGCAGAACTACTCAAAGACTGGATACGAACGAGAGTTTCTTGCTGAGTTTGGTGACGAAGCTGAGGGTGTGTTTAGAAGCGAGGACGTTAACGCGTGCCTGGCTGACTACACTTATGAAGATTGCATCCCGCACGCAGAGTCTAAGTATGTTATAGGAGTAGACTGGGGTAAGACTACAGGTACGCACATAGTTGTTACTGAGGCCATGAACGTAGATGGTCGACTCATGTATAAAACAGTAGACAAACATATAATACGAACTCAGGAATTTCAACAGATAGAAGCTATTAAGAAAATAATGGAGCTTGACAAAGTATGGGGTAATCAAACTGCATACATCTATGTAGATGCTGGCTATGGACACGTCCAAGTTGAGATGATGTGGAAATATGACATGGATTATCCTAACGAACACACCAACTATAAAGAGCGTGTCAAGCCCATGACTATGAACTCTAATATAGAGATAACCGATCCAGTCAGCGGTATGCCTATCAAGAAACCAGTAAAACAGTTTATGGTAGATGCGTCATGTCGAACAATGGAGATGAAGCAGGTATTAATGCCTGTAGATGAAGATACGACCACAAGGATCGTACCTAGCGAGATACCCTTCGCCAACATAGGTATTGTCCAACAGATAAGAGCATTCAAGATAGTTAAGTATAGTCCAAGCGGCGTACCTACGTATTCTCAAGACTATGAGCACACTGTTACCGCATGGATGCTATGTATTATGGGTCATATTTTAGAGTTTAGTGATATAAAAAAGATAGAACACGTTATGGATATTGCTTATTCTATTGGTGTAGGTAGTGACCATGATAACGACTCACCATTTCCTGAGTTGAGTAATATCACTGAGCGTCAAATAGATTTAGAAGAGGCGAAGAAATTTAGTAAGAAAATGCAAAAAGATCTAAAGCCAGAGAAAAGGACAGATGAAGATAAAGAAACATTAGTAGGAGGAAACGACATAGGAGTGTATGTCGCTAGGAGACAGGCCACTAACAGATCTAGAGGAGATTCAGTTCAAGGTAGAACAAGATATCACGGTAACACTCCTAGGGGCAACCGGTTTGGTCGAGGTAACATCTGATGGGTATATTCTCTAAAAAACCAAAACCCTTTGAAAGAGAGCGGAGTCTTACTGAAGATCCTCCTAAGGGGTCGCCAGTAATTAATACGAATATAGAGGACGAAGCAGAAAAGGAAGTGCAGGAGATATTTAGTGATATAAAAGATAATATAATGTTATCTAATGAGTTGCTTAACTTATTAGATGAGAAGTGTAGGGCAACGCATGTCCCTGTAGATCCTATCGTGCAGGACGTAAGGGCCGCCGTAGCAAGAAAAGATCCATCGGAAGCGGATGGCGCAAGAATAAGTTTTCATTTATTTCTTACTGCAGTAAAAAAGTATGAGCAGGTTCAACTTAATTACACTCTAACTATTTCTGAATCGATGACAGGTAATCCTAGTTTAGACTCTACTACTACTAGGAGATTTAAATACAGGATTATTCATGGAATTTCCGATAATGATCTTTTAATGTTTGATTCAGTCTATTTATTGAATTATGCAATACATAAATTCCAAGATATATTTAATGTGCCAGAGATACTTAAAATATCTCCACCATCAGAACATCCAGAAGGAGCTGCGTATGGTGCAATGAAATTAGTCATTGCTATTGCTTTTGCCTCTGCGATAGATGTGCTAAACAAGGAGTTGATTCAGGCAATTCGTAATGTTGGTCGTGGTTCATCATCATCTTCTGTTTCTTCATCTGCCCCAGAAGAATTTACATTTAGTAGAATGGATGAGTTAGCCTTAGAGAAAATATCTCAAAATGATTATAAAATAATATTAGATTATGTGATTGGATATATCTATCCATCTTTAGATCCAAAGTATGATCTCTGGATAAACTATGTTGGTCTTAGGCAATCTAGAAATACATCGGTAGATATGTATAGGTATTATCCTACATATTCTCATGAAGCTAATATAAGACTGAATCTTGGAGACAAGTTACCTCGATCAGGCAATGAAGATTATGTATCAGACCATTTGAAGGATGAGTTTCTAGCAGCCTTTAAAAATAATTTTAAAAATATGTGTGCTACAACATCTCAATCCATGAGATTCAATTCTAATGAACAAAGAGCTCTTATAAACAACGTAGCACAAACTAGCGCCTATCGAGTTACTAAAGATCAGATATGCTGCTTATTCAGAATAATGGCTAAGCACGGTATCTCAGATAAAAAAACTATTAAGCTAATTAAGGTAGTTTTAAGAGCCGCGTCAAAAACGCTCTCTGTAAATTTATCCGCCAGGTACGCAAAGAAAACTGTTGCACAGCTATCTGGTGCAAATGCAGATTTTATGTATATAAAACATATAAAGCATAGGGTGATGGGCGTCATAGGAAGGATAAATGATTCTTGGTTTTCTAAAATGAATACACTTATAATGGAAAATCTTTATGTAAAATGCAAATTATTCCATGATATGTTTAAATCTATGTTAGATTTTGTCGAAGATATTGTTAGTGAAATAGGATCTAATGAGACAGATAGCGAAAAACAGCAGTCTATCATAGTATGGAGAAATATTGAGACCGTACAGACGAAATGGCAGCTAAGAGGACTAAGCCATATGGACATGATATTATCCTCTATATTAGAACAGTCTCTTGATGAATGCTATAATATGTCTGACGATGTTGTAGATAATATGATAGATGAGGTTGTAGGTGGGTTAAGTATACCGTCGAATCAGTATACAATTGATATTCCTGATGATTTACGAGAAAGGTACTTTTCTGACAATAAGCCGATAAGAGTTAGTCAAAGCTCCAGCCTCTTTGGCTTGAGCAATACTACGACTATTCCGGCTATTGATAAGTTTAATCAGCCAGAAACATCAGAAGAAGTGATAAGGAACATACTTAAGACTTGTAAAATGGAAATTAGCGACGAAGAGATTAAAAAGATGTTAAAGGAATCAGATGGGTCTTCTCGGTAGAATAGCGTCAGTGTTCTCTACTACTAAACCAGAGCAAGAGGATCTTAGGCTTGTCCGCAAGACTAAGCCTTCTAGCGTAGAGTCTACTGTTAAGGAATCTCCGCGACAAGCTGTATCTACGCTCTACTATAAAACGAGCCTAACAGCAAGAGGCTACCCCAGTCTAGGGGGAGACGGCAACTATATCACTCCAATGTACAACCTTGGGGAAATAGGCAAGACGCTAGATGTAGAATCGTTCTTTGCTGCTTCTGTTAGAAGGCACAGAGAGCTATCCATGAAAGAAGGATGGCATCTGCACGGTAAAGATAAAGAAGCTATAGCGTATGTAAAAAAACGATTTGAAGAGATAGAGCTTATAACTGGCGAACCTATCTCTGCTATTGTAAGAGAGCTTTTAACTAACTTGATTGCCTACGGCAATGCTATCCTTGTAATAAAGAGAGACCCTCTTAGGTCTAGTGGTTCTCCTATTAGGATGTTCGGTAAAACGATGCAGCCTATCTCTGGATTATATCCAGCAGATCCTACTAGTATGGCAGTAAAAAAGAATGACTTTGGCAGGCCAGTAGAGTGGAAACAAAAGATATGGGACTCTGAGAAAACTAGAAAGTTCAGGGCTTCCGACGTTGTACACTTCCATTTGGATAGAAAGTCTGGCTTTACCTTTGGTACACCATATATAGTGCCTGTTCTTGAAGACATCAGAGCTTTGAGAAGGCTAGAGGAACTAGCCGAGCTAGTAACCCACAAGCATACATTCCCTCTATTCCATGCCAAGGTAGGCTCAAAAGATAAGCCAGCTGGATATATAACATCTCCAGATGGACAGACACTCTCAGAGGTAGATGTTATTGGAGCACAAGTAGATGCATTGCCTCCAGAGGGCGGGCTAGTCACCTCTGAAAGAGTAGAGATAAACATGCTTGGCACAGAAGGCCAGGTATTAGATTTAGAACCCTATCTCTCTCACTTTGAAAGTAGAGTTCTTGGCGGCCTGAGGTTATCTGGAATAGACCTAGGCAGAGGCGATACTGCGAATAAGGCTACTGCGCAGA